GAACGTAATCTCCACGAGGGTTCTGCGCGCGATACGACCCGGTCTCGTATAGCCCAAGAAAAGCATTAGCGACGACTGTGTCAGAAACAGACAGGCCGCCGGGTATCTGTATTGATCCGTCGTAACGTCCGCCAGCCGGAGGCCCGCGCTCCAACTCATGCTCGACTCGCGGATACGCAAACTTATTGATCGCGAGGTATCGATTTACGTTGTACGGCGGAAGGTCATCCGGAGGGCCGTCTGCGTTTGGAATCACAACGCTTCCGTAAGTTTCACCAAAGGGCTCAAGGTGATTGGGGAAGTTATCGTTGAGCAAAGGCGATTGCAGGTGACCGACAACGTCATCTCGGTCAGTCAGCAACTGAGATACGATGTTACCTATCAGATCGTTGTCGCTTGGTAGTGGGTTTTCTCCGAGACCTTGCCCCGCGTCTCGCCAGTACCCTCGGCCGAACTCGCTCGGCAGTTGCCTGTCGGGATCGTAAAAAGCAAGTGCTTTCCCAACAGGTTTCAAAACGCTTGAGTAGACGCGCGTGTTATAATTCCAGTAAGCGCCGCCGTAATATGCACCGCACGCGTACACCGCTCCATTCTTGACTGCCGCTATTCCGGCTTCAGTACGACCAGCCATGCTTGTAAATCCTTCGCCTATTAAGCGAGGCGAGAGGATTGCCTGAGTCACCACTATCGTTGGCTCCGCACGGTACCCAGAGCCCGATTCGCTTAACGAGACCGTGGCGGTCATTCCGTCGCTGCTGAGCGAGGCGAGTACCGCAGCGCTGCTCACCGAGGACTCGTTGCCGTATAGCACAGCCGAAAAGTCGCGGCGTTCTTTGATACGACTCGACGCCAGCGACGTCAGAAACGGCACCGACAGTTCCTGCCGAGGAATCGTCTGCTTAAAGCGGAAGTCATGCCATGACTTGACCAGAGCGTGCGTGCTTCCGCTCCACGTATAGGCGTGCCATCCAGACGGGGCGTTATTCTGCCCCGCCGAGTTGTGGTAGGAAGGGCCAAAAATACCTTGCAGATAAAATCCACCGCTGTATGTATTGCTGGCTTTCGTGCGAACACGGCCGCCGCTGTCAAGTGGGCTTGCGGTAAGAATGTCACCGCCGAGCAGTTTGTCTGAAGAAACCTCCCAGCATCCGTGAGCCCACGGATTCACTTCGACGGCCACGCCGGGTCCGCACCAGAACGGAGTTCGTAGAATCAAATCGACCGGCGCAACAAATGATTCAGAGGCAGACGAAGCAAGATAATCGCTTGGGCTTGGGACGTCTGATCTTAGTCCAAAGAATCTTGTGGTTTCGGGAACAATCGCCACAACGTACGGCTCACTCTCGTAGTCATTAATGTCGACCGGAGACATCACGTACCCGCCTGACGAGACCAACGCAACGGGCGGGCGTGTGTTGCCAGAGAAACGTAGTTCGTACTCTGGTGCGATATTGTTTTGCGATGGGTTGGTGATATACGAATCAAAGGGATATCCATTGGCGTAAGACCACACGCGAGGTGAGCGTACGTCTTGCGGAAGTGCGTTGTAAATTTGAGGCACTCCGATCGCGGAAGCAATCGGAGTCATCGCCGGGATAGTTCGCCTTTCCGGCTGTGCCTGCCAAGAGTGCGTCGGATTCTTGATGGAAGCAACGCCAGACGGAGTCATGGAAAGTCTGGCGATGACGCGATTGCCCACACGGAGTGTGAGCCCAAAGTCAGTGGGGCTTGTGTATCCGCTACCTCCGTTGATAACACGGATGTTGTCGACGGCAACGCCTTTGGTCGCGCTTAATGTTGCCTGCGTTCCGCCCTCTAGGTCTGGCGGTGAAAGGTCAAGCGACACACTTCTGCTTGTGTATCGTCCGGAACTGCGAAGCGTCACGCTAAACACACTTCCGTTGGGCGTGACTTCGGCAACCGCGTTTCCGCCTGTCCCGACAAACCTCGCAGTGGGCGGCGAAGAGTACTCGCCGCCGTGCGTTATGACGACAGACGAAATGAATCCTGATCCATCGAGCGTGCACTCTGCCGTTGCCGAGTTTCCGCCGTTGCCGGGCGAGAAGACAACAGAGACGGGGCCCCTGTACGGGCTCGTCTGCTCTGCAACGTGGATCGAATCCACAAAGTACCGCATCTCGCAAGACAGCGACACGTCCTCGACGACTTCACCGGGATTCGAGACAGACGCGACAGGGGGCGCGGAATATCCAGACCCAGCGTTCACGCGAAATGCTGACGTGAATCCGTAGTGCAGGGAAATGTCAAATGATGCTCCGCTTCCGGGGTCGTCTCCTTGGTGCTTTCCAACCGAGGGTGAGAGCCAGTCAGATTCCGCGATTGTCGAGAAGTTGTACGCCGACATCGCGTCGTCGATCAGATGTGCTTTTTCAATCGAAGCGGACAGCATTGCCCTTGGCTGCCAGTAGATGATGCTGCCTTGGTCACCTGAGTGATACCCAAGGCCCATGCCGCCGTCCGCCGCCGGCGGGCCCCCCCAGCAATAAATTGACCCATTGGCCTTGAGCGCGTAGTAGATGTCTTTGTTGCTTAGGTTGATGTTTGTCGAAGCAACATGAACGTCTAGCCAGACCTCGCTGCTGATCTTTCGCCACCGGCCTTGCTCGCCCGCATCGAGAGACACAGTTCCGTCGCCGGGATAAACCCCTCTGCTCCACAGGTGGCCGCTCTGGTCGATCGCCAAAGTGTCGGCATACTTAGCCCACCGAAAAGCCGAGTCGCGAGGGATGCGAGTGGCGCCGTCCGTTAAAAAAAGCGGGTACTCGCCGCCTCTCAGGTAGCGATAAGTACTAGGCTCTGCTTCATAGAAGTGCTTTCCGCAGCAGTCAGACATATCGCTACCGGCAGTCGAAGTTCACGAGAATGTATGCGCCTTCAAGAACCGGATGCCGCGATAAGAGGCACTTGCGAACATTCTGTCCGCCGGAGCCGACGATATCGAACAGTTCATTTCTCGCGGATGCCGTGTTGGTTACGGCGCCTCCGAGGTGAACAACCTTGTCTTGGTTGGTCAGCCAGTTCGCTAGAAATGTGGCTGTAACGATTCCGCCGCCGGCGCCGCCCGCCGCCCTCGGCAACTGGCTTGACTTGCGGTCTCGTCGCCCGCCCTCGTGCGCCGCCACGGCGTTCGCGATTCGCTGGGCATCGCTGTGGCGAAACGTGACGGGCTGATCTCCGCGGTTCGACGGCTGATTCCTCTGCTTCACGGTCACCACCCGTAGTAGTTCGCGAGGACGTTGTACGGGAACGCGTTCGGATACCGAGCCGTGTCAGGAATCGGCTCGAAGATGCCAGTGAACGGAAGCATCGGATAGATGCGAAATACGAGAAGGTCTGGCGGCTGGCCCGGTGTCTTCGCGACGCCGTTGGTCAGGGCAGCCGGTTCACTCACTGGCTCGCTGCCGGCAAGAATCTTTCGTCGTTGTCCGCCCACGATCTCGTTGAATCCGACGTCCCACGTTTGCAAGTCCCAGCCCGTGTTGCGATACCCGAGAGTGATCTGCGTCTCCCAGTAGTAGCCCTTCACGGGACTGCCGTCTGGCGTGCCCGGCTGGATGAGTTCGTATTTCTGGTTCGCGGTGATGCTCATCACCTTCCAAGTCTTCGGCGACCCACCGCTCCATGTGTCTGAATTGATCGCGCCGACGTAGAGTTGGGCTCGCTGAAAATTGAACGGAGGTCGCTGGTTGTACGAGATCGTGACATTGAACTCGCCTTCGTCGCGATCAAGCCCCGACAGCGGATCGCCAGCAGTGTTCGTGATGACCCGCTTCGTGGCGTTGTCGCCAGCGGTGGGGTAGTACCAGAACGCGGGCGCGCTCGCGAGCGAGCCAGAGAACGAGAACACGGACGGCCGAAGCCATGGAATGCGATCTGTCTCGTCGAGAAACCTGTAGGTGAAGGTGACCCGATAGTGGAACGGCGAGTCGCCGTCTTGTCTGACGTTGCTATCGACGAGGATGCAGTTCGCGTCGTCGGGGTACGGGTCTCGCCAGTTCGGGCCGGGGGCCGCGGCCACGAGCCGCATGTTCGGCGCGCCCGTGGACGTTCGCACGAGGAAGTCACGCACGTATGTCGGCGTGCCTTCGAGATTGGCCGTTCTCGCGCGGCCTCGATACAGTTCTCGGCAGTCGACGATCCCGGGGATGTTCGGCGTCCAGACTGTCGTGTAGTTGTTCTCTGGCATGGCTCATCTCGCGGAGAGTTGTGCGATGACTGGCGCCGCGTCGGGGTCTTGGGCTGCCTGCGCGAGCAGTCGCGTGTTTCTCGCGATCTCCAATTGAGCCTTGAGCGACGGGTTGTCTCGCCCTTGGAGGATGCGGAAGAACGTGTCCACGCCCTCGCGGCTGCGGACGTCCGACGCACCAACCTGCCTGCGGTCTTGCTGGAGATTGTCGAGAGCGGGCTTCATGTTCTCCTGAAGGTCGGCTTGCAGGTTGAGCCGTCTGGCTGCTCCCTCCTCCTCGCTGATGAGCCCCTCGGACACTGCGCGGCTCACGGCGTCGAGGTCTTCGCGGAACTGAGCGACAGGGCTCTTTGCCTCGCCGCCGGGCAGCATCGATCGCCGAGCCTCTTCCTGTCCCTTGGCGAACTGCTCCTGAGTGATCAGACCTCGCGAGAAAGCCTCGCGGAGGTCGTTCATGCGATCACGGAGTGCGTTGACTGGGTCGAGGGGAATGCCAAGGCTCTGAAGGAGCGTGTCGCGGGCCTTCTGGGCCCCCTTCGCGAACTCCTCCTGCGAAATCTGGCCCTTCGAGAATGCCTCGTTGAGTTTTTGCAGCGACTCAGCCGCCGCTTGCGCTGGCGACTTGTCGATGCCGAGGGCGGACAACAGTTTGTCCTTGGCCTCCTTCAGACCCTTCGCAATCTCGTCAGGCGACAACGCGGAAGCGTTCTCCCTGATTCGCTCCACGGCGTCTTGGAAGTCTTCGGCCGGCGACTTGCTGATTCCGAGCGAAGACAGCAGCGAGTCCTTCTGCTTCTTAAACGCCTTATCTCGCTCGTCTGCGGTAATGACGCCGTCTTGGAACGCCTGATCGAGTTTCTCGCGAGACTCGGCCAGTTTCTGCGCCCCGGTCTTTTCGACGCCGAGGCTCTCCTTCACCTTGTCGGCGTTGTTCTTGATCGCCTTCTGGTATTCCTCGAACTCCTTCGGCGACAGCGTGGCCTGTATCTCGGCCATCGTTTTGCCGGTCACACCGAAGGCGTCGTTGATCTTGTCGACGCCGGACTGCACTTGCTGCGCCGCCGTGTCTTCGACTCCAGCGGCAGAGCGACGATCGGAATCGAGTTTGCGGAGAGCCGCTGCTCCCTGCTCTTTCCCGACGGCGCCGCTCTCTATACCTGCTTCGATGCGACGCCGCTGCTCGCCGATCTTGTCGGCTGTTGACTGCCCGACGATGCTGTCGGACAAAGCCTTGCGGCCCTGCTCGAACTCGTCCTTTGAGATATTCCCGGCGTCCCTCTGACGCTTCAGTTCGTCGAGCCTCTCGGCGTCGACTTGCTCGGCGGCCGGCTTGATCCCGAGGCCTTCAAGGAAACTCCGGCGGGCTTGCTTGAGCCCATCGGCATGCTGCTCGACGGAAATGACCCCGTCCTTTAGTGCCTGATCAAGGTCAGACACTGCATTCTTCATCGCGTTCGCCGGGTCGACGGCAAATCCAAGCGATTGCGCGAGCGCGTCGGCGTTCTTCCTGATCTCGTTTTCGGCCTCACGGTCCGTGATCAGGCCTGCATCGCGAGCCTGCGTGACGTCGCGGTTTCTCTCCGTGAACTGCTCGGTTGCAGTCTTGCCGATAATGCCCTCGCGGGCTTTCTTTCGCAGGTCTTTCTCTGCCTGCTCCTTCTCCTCGGGAGTGAGGTCTGTGTTGTTTCGGACCTTGTCGAGTTCCTTCTGGAACTTCTCGACAGGTGACAGAAACGCCTCTTCAAGAGTCTTGCGAATGTTGTCCGCGAAATCGAGTTCGACTTTCAGTTTGGCGTTCTTGCGATCGAACTCTCTCTGCACTTCCTCTGCGGCGACCGATGCCTGCTCTTGGGCGCTTGTCGTGTCCAGTTCCCTCTTGGTGCGATCGAAGGTCTCCCGGTCGATTGCGCCGGAAGCGAACGCCTCGTCGTTCTGCTTCTTCTTCTGATCGAGTTCGATCTGGAAGTCGCCAGAGGCGAGCCGCTTCTTGATCTCGTCGAGAGCATCGGCGTACTCCTGCGAGTACTGCTTCGCCCTCGCCTTGACTTCGTCCGACCTCGGGAACAACTTGTCGCCAATCACAACGCCTGCGCCGATTTCTCTCGCGGACTTCGCGGCTTGCTTCGCTGCGCCGTCGAACTCTTTGAAGACCTCCAAGTTCCTCTTGAGCGTCTCCTCTGGACTCGCCTTGGCGATCTCTTCGAGGTCGCTCTTGAGGTTCTCGGCGACGGCCGACGACTCTTCGCGGAACTCTTCGAGCGAAATCTTTCCGTCGCCGAGGTTCTTCTGGAGTTCGGAGAACTTCTCTGTCGCGCTCGCTGCGGCATCTGCGCCGGCCGGGCCTAGTTGCGCCGCGCGGATGCTGAACTCGCCGAGTTCATTGCGGGCGTTGGCGATGACCTGCTGAGCAGTCTCAAACGAAGTGGCGTCGACCTCGGGCTCGATTGGGGCGCCGAAAACGTCGCTGACCGAGGCGACGATCTCCTTGATTCTCGCGTCGGCCGCGGCCATCTCCTCTTCGCTCGCGCCGGTTGCTTCGCCGAGCGTCGCCATGAATGAAGAGAATCCGCTGCCCATGCTCGACGTAAAACTATTCCATGTCTGGTTGAGATCGTCTCGCGTGACGCCGGTTGCCTCGGAGAGCGCCTCCAAGTCCTTTGCGAATCCGCTTTCAGTGGGCTTTTCGTTTTCCGCAACGACGGCGGCGAGTTCCTCCGTGCTTGCTCTGGCCCCGTCGATCTTTTTCTTCCCGTCTCCGAAGCCGGAAAAGAAGTCCGCAATACTGCCGCCCATCGCCCACAAGGCGGCAAGTCCAACCACGAGCAACTCGATACCGGCAACAAGAAGACCGATCGGGCCAAGCCCGAACAGCCACGCAACGTGCATTGCGGCACACGAAGCAATCGTCGTCGCGGCGGCACTGAGCACCATTGCGACGTAGTACACGCCGATCGCCACGCCGGCTGCGAGAACGCCAACTGTGATTGCGGCGGCGGCCGCAACCCACGCGGCTGCCGTGGTGACGGCGCTCGCGACGGCAGTGCCGGCGCTCGTCGCCATGACCATGGCATATGCCCGCGACGAAGCGGTCAGCCACAATATCGACGCACCGACGGCGAGTATCGGCGTGGTCATTTCGCCAAACACGTCGCCCAAACCAACAAGCGACGTGATGGCATTCAGGAGTTTGCGGACGTAGTCTCCGACTTGCATGAGTGCCTGCACCGAGTCGCCGAGCGTCGACTGCACAATGCCAGCGAAGTGCTCGAAAGCCTCGGCGGCCGTCTCGACGTACTCCCACATCTCCTTGAACTGATCGCCGATGATCTCCGCAATGGCGGCGATCGTCGCAAATGGCGCGAACACGGCGATGATCTTGACGATCGCGGACCCGACTCGCAGCACGGTCCCGACAATGCGAGCCATCACCTCGACGAATACGGCGATTGGCGTAGTCGCGTCGGCAACCATTTCGCCGAGTTCGCCAATCAGCGGGGCAATGCCACCTCGCAACTCCGCACCGGCGTTGTTCATCGCCTCTTGCATGCGAGTGAACGGAATCATCAGGTCATCGGCCAGCGCGCCGCTTGCGACCCGGAGTCTGTCGAAGGATTCGTTGACGTCCGTGAAGCGACCAAAATCCCTGTCGCTGATAGTGCCACCAAGGCGGCCGACGTCTTCGTTGATTTTTTCAAGACTCTTGAGCAGCGGCATGAGCCTTGGTCCGGTCTTGCCGAACAAGTCCATGGCAACCTGAGTCCGCTTCGCCGGGTCTTCGATGTCGGCGATTTTCTTGGCGACTTCCTCGAAGACCTCTTGAGGCTTCTTGCTCTGCATGTCCTCGACACCGACGCCGAGGGCGTCGAACGCGGCTTTTGCCTCGCGGGCTTGCCTGCTCCCCAATTGGCCGACCTTGACCTTGGACAGGTTGCTCTGAAAGACCTGAGTAGCCCTCACAACGGAACCAAACTCGACTCCGGTGCTCTGGGCGGCAATTCGCAGTTTCTCGATGTCTTGGACCGGTTGATCAAACCGATCGGATAGGTCTCCCAATTGCTGCGCCTGCTGCCCAATGTGCTGAAGTTCCTGAGCAAACTTGCCGGTGGCAACAGCGGCTGCCGCGGACAGCGCGATAGTTGCCGGAATCGCAGCAGCAAATCCGGCGAGTGCTGCTCCAGCGCCTGCCCAAGCGCCGGCAATGGCAGTGCCCCCTGTCGCGGCTGCGGACGCTGCTCCGAGGAGTCCACCAAGGGCTGTTGTCACGGCACCCGTGGAGACTATCGACGCCGTAAAGTCAAAGATCGTGGTTCGCTCGTTCGCAGCGACCGACACGATAGTGAAGGCGTCATAGAGCCTCGTTAATGCGCTGACTGTCGAAGCCACGATTGGGACAGACCTCGCAATCGCTGACACAAACGAGCCGACCGCTTCGCTCGCTTGAGCCATAGACGGCAAAAGACGCAAGACGGCAGCGACTGCATCGTCAAACACCGCTCGCAGGCCGCTAACGCCGCCCGTGGACGACGCAATGCTCGACACAAAGTTCGAGACCGCGCCAGAAACGGCGTCGAACGCGGTGCCGACGGCCGCCGATACCTGCCCCATCAGCCTGCCGCTGGTCAGAAAAGATTCGACCGACTGAACCGCGGACCTTACAGCCGAGTCGAAAACGCCGGCGACGCGAATGGCTGTCTCAAGTCCGCTGGCAATCGCTTCCGCGGCAGCCCTGCCGGCAGTTGTCTCGGTAAGGAACCTCGCCAGATACTCAGACGCGGAAGAGTATGCGGATTCGAGCGACGCGAGGGACCGCTGAACAAGACGATGACTCGCGGCGTGCGATACCTGTCGCGTTACGATGTCAGCGATCACGCCAATGGAAGAGCGAAGGGCATCGTCAGTGACGCCAACGAGCCGCAAGACTCCGCCGAGCGACGACTGAAGCACCCCGTTGATGTTGTCGACACTGAAGAAGCCCTCGACAACGCCTTGGATGCCGGCCTCAAGTCCCCCAAAAACGGCCCGGAGCGCATCTGCGTCTCCTCGAAGGCCCCGAAACACAGTCTGCAAGGCGGCAGCGGCACCCTCCATGCCGGTTGCTGTTTCAATGAACGCTACGAAACTCCGACGAAAGTCGGCGTATCGTGCAACAGCCTGCTGCGCCGCAACCGCGACTTGGGCTGTCGTCACGACAAGAGAGGCGAGCGAAGACCTCGCAACAGTCGCCCTGTCCCCCGCGTCTTCGACAGCCTCGGTTAGTTCCTCAGTGGACCGCGCGGCGTCGCCGACCGAAGCGGCGTCCGCGTCAACGGAGATGGTTCCACTGGCCGCCGCAGACTTGCTGCGGAGAGTGTCGACAGACTTCTTGGCCTCTTCGATCGACGACGTGTCCACCGTCACTGTCACGGTGGACTTCGATATCTCCCCGACACTGTCCTGAAGTTCCCCGACAGCGTCCTTGAGTTTGGAAATCTGATCGACAGCCCTCTCGATGCCAGACTCAAGGTCAGACAGATCAGACCGGAAAGCGATCGAGATGCTCCCGATGGTCACTTCTTCTCGCCTCCGAGTCGGGCGAGTTCGGAAAACATCTCAGAAGCAGTCTGGCGACGCTTGCGGTGGCTTGGCATGAGCGTCTCCTCCTTGAGACCTTTCGCGCCCCATGCCGTGCATAGAGCCGTGGCGAGACGAGCGGCCTGTCGCCACTCATCTCCCCATGGTTCTATTGTCCAGTATGCCTCCCATTCTGCGAGTTCGGCCGCATCGACCGACTCAAGAAGTTCGGCATGCGACCGCCCCAACGCGAGCGCGAGGCGAAACTCGAACAGGCGTCGTGGGCGGTCTAGGAGTTTCCCGCCAGTTCCTCGACGTCGCCCTTCGAGAAGCGGTTCAGCCGCATGCACTCGGTGAAGAGCCGGTCGAGCACGCTCGCCGACTTATCACTGAGGCTCGGAATCTCCGTCTCGGCGAAGAGTCGCTCGCCGTGCTCGTCGACAAGACACTTGGCGACGAGTTTGGCGCGAACCATCTCGACGCTCTTCTTGCCATCGACGAAGTCGGCCTCGAACTTGTCCCGCTCGCTCCCGGTCATCACGCGAAGACGAACCGAGCCGCCCCACTCAGGGACGTCGATCTCGATCGACTTCTTATCGTCCGCGGCCAGAATGGCCGCCTTGCTCAGTGCCACGAA